TAATACATCAAAAAGTAAGTTAGATAAACTAAGGAAACTACGCCGTGGCAATTAAACCAATAACAAATGATAATGCTGGATACGAGTCAAGAACTAATCGTGAAGCTCAAACAAGCATAAGAAGTGAAAAAGGAAATCCTAAAGTAGTCATTAAGAAACCAGGTGGTCAAAATGCTGGTAAGGGATTTTCCATTGGTTTAAAGGAAATAGATACTGCTGTTATAAAACATATTAGAAATGTTATGAAACCAAAAATAAGAGAACAGAATGAAGTAATATCTGTTCCTGTTCTTTATGGTAACGAAGAAAGATGGAAGTCTGTAAAAAGAAGAAATGTTTTAAGGGATAAGAATGGTACTATAATATTGCCAATAATTGTAATTAAAAGAACATCACTTGCTATGAATCCTGATATGCCACTTTCATTTGATAATGATGTAAAAGGAAAATACATATCAGTTGTTCGTTCAAGTAGTGGTTGGAGTAAGAATAACAGATACGATAGATTCGCTGTTTTAACAGGACAACAACCTGTGCAAGAGTTTGTTAAGACTGGTATGCCAGACTTCGTAACTTGTAGTTATAGTATAGTAATGATGACATCTTTTATAGAACAAATGAACGATTTAAATAATCTTTGGGTAGAACATTTAGAAACTTATTTTGGTGACCAAACATCCTATCGTTTTCTTTCATCACTTGATGGTGATATATCAAATGAAATAGAAATGGAATCACAAGGTGAAAGAATGATAAGAAACGAATTGAGTTTATCAATTAAAGGATACATGATACCAGAGTTTACTGATAATATATTTGGTAAAACTGCTGAATTAGGTAGGGCATATAACCCGAAAAAAGTATCGTTTTCCGAAAAACTTTTATAATTATATATGTATATAAATTTGTATAACAAACTAATAGAGGTTTTAAAATGTCAGAAGTAAAATTCACAGAAGAAGAACTAAAGAGTATTCAGGGATTATCTGAAAAATCTAACAACATTACTAATCGTTTTGGTCAGTTGGCTATTGCTAAGATTAACTTAGAAAAACAATCTGAAGCAGTAGAAGAAGAAGAGTTCAAACTACATGAAGAGCTAGAAGAGCTTAGAAAGCAAGAACAAGAAACTCTTAATGGGATTACAGAAAAATACGGTCCTGGTTCTTTAGATCCACAAACAGGAATATTCACTCCTACCACAGAGGTTCAACCTCAAGCTAAAGCACCTACAGAAGAAAAATAAGAATAACTTTCTCGTTCTTTCCGAAATTAGGTAATATTTATATATGAATAATTGTATAGAATCTTACCTAATTTTGGAGACTATAAATGGCTGAGAAAATCGTATCACCAGGTGTATTTACAAATGAAATAGACCAATCATTTTTACCGGCAACAGCTGGTCCCATAGGGGCAGCCGTTATCGGTCCAACAGTAAAGGGTCCTATCCTTCAACCAACGGTTGTTAGTTCCTATTCCGAGTTCGTTCAGATTTTCGGTGAGATAATAGAAAGTGGTAGTGACAAATTTCAATATTTAACATCCCATACTGCTCAAGAGTATTTAAGACAAGGTGGTCCTCTAACTGTAGTTAGAGTGGGTGAGCCTAGTTTATCAAAAGCTACTGCTACTGTATATGCTTCTGGATCAGATGAAGGAACTAATGCCTTTACAATAGAAACTATAGGTAATGGTACTTCTTTTAATAATGTAGGAGCAATAGATACTAATCAAAGATTAATAGCAAGTTCTTCTAGTGCTACTAATGACCATTTTAATTCAGGTAGTCATGGTGGAAGAGCTGATAACTTTCGTTGGGAAGTATCACAAAGAAATTTAAACAAAGGTACTTTTACTTTAATTCTTCGTCAAGGTAATGATGAATTAAAGAAGAAAAAAGTTATAGAAACCTTTGAAAACCTAAGTTTGGATCCAGAGTCACCAAATTATATTTTAAAGAGAATTGGAAATGCAACAAGCACTATTGCTGTTGAAGATGACCAGGCATTTGTTCAAAGTACTGGTGAGTTTCCAAATATGTCTAAAAATATTAGAATAAGTGCTTTAAATCTAAAAACTCCTAATTATCTAACAGAAGCTGGAGATATAGATGCTGCCTATGGTGATGGTGAAACTTATATTCCAAAATTGGGTAGTGGAAGTGCTGCTGGTTCCTTTACTGGTGGTCGATTCCCTCAACAAAATGTAGAACATCCATTTAATTTTTATTTAACTGAAGATAGTGATACTAATAGTCAAGGTGTTACTTTGGCAACAAGTGCCGCTACATTAGGAACTGGTGGATATAAAACTGCTATCAATCTGTTAAAGAACAAAGACGAGTTTGATATCAACCTACTTTTCTTACCAGGTATTCTTGACCAAAATGGAACAAATTCAAATTTAATCATAAGTGATGCTATTCAGATGTGTGAAGATAGAGGAGATTGTTTCTTAGTATACGATAACACTTTCTTAACAGATACTGTAGCTGTTGCTAAAACAAATACGGAAGCTCGTAATTCAAGTTTTGCTGCTGCTTACTATCCTTGGGTACAGATTCAGGATACTAGTACTGGAAACTATCGATATGTTCCACCATCAGTAGTGATGGCTGGTGTTTATCACTTTAACGATACCGTAGGACAACCTTGGTTTGCTCCTGCTGGTTTAAACAGAGGTGGTATTGACTCTGCTGTTCAGGCATACAGAAAATTAACACAAGGTAACAGAGATGACCTTTATGAATCAAATGTCAATCCGATTGCTACCTTTCCTGGTCAAGGTGTTACTGTCTTTGGACAGAAAACAACACAGAAGAAAGCTTCTGCCCTTGACCGAGTAAATGTAAGAAGATTGCTAATCAATCTTAAGAAATTTGTTGCTAACTCTTCAAGAACTCTTGTGTTTGAACAAAATACAAGTGACTTGAGAAATCAGTTCTTGAATACTGTTCAACCTTATATGGAACAAGTTCAGGCTAATCAAGGACTGAATGCTTTTAGAGTAGTAATGGATGATTCAAATAATACGCCAGAAACCATTGATAGAAATCAGTTGGTAGGTCAGATATTTATCCAACCTACAAGAACTGCTGAGTTTATCGTATTGGACTTTGTGGTACAACCTACAGGAGCTGCTTTTCCTGAGTAATTTTTAGGAACTTGATATTTATTATCATAGGAGATAAAACATGGCTGAACTTTTAGAATCGAATAAAATATTTTACACACCATACGAACCGAAATTAAAAAATCGGTTTATCATGGAGATTGCTGGTATACCTGCTTTTACAATAAAAACGGCACAAAGACCACAAATCACCTTTGACGAGGTTCAATTGGAACACATGAATGTGACAAGGTATGTAAAAGGTAAAGGTCGTTGGCAAACAATGCAAATTACTTTATATGACCCGATTGTTCCTTCTGCTGCTTCATCCGTTATTGAATGGGTAAGATTACATCATGAGAGTGCTACTGGTCGTGATGGATACCAAGATTTTTACAAAAAGAATGTTACTTTTCAAGTTTTAGGACCTGTAGGTGATATCGTTGAGAAATGGACACTTTATGGTACTTACATCCAAGACGCCGCCTTTGGTGATTTAGATTTTAGTGCTTCAGATCCTGTAGAAATCACACTTACATTAAGGTACGATTACGCTATACTTGAATTTTAAAAAACCGTTGTATTAGATACAACAAGGAGTTATAATGTCAGAACATAAGTTCCCTACGGAAGTTATAGATATCCCATCTGGTGGAAAAGTATATCCAAAAGATTCCCCACTTGCTGATGGTAAAATTGAAATTAAATACATGACCACTAAGGAAGAAGATATTCTTATGTCTGAAAACCTTATTAAGAAAGGTGTGGTTATTGATAAACTATTGGATAGTTTGATTGTTACGAAAGGTGTCACTTCGGATACATTAATTATTGGGGATAAGAATGCTGTTTTAGTTGCCTGTCGTATTCTTGCTTATGGTCCAGATTATACTTGTGAAATAGCAAATCCAAATAATCCTGAACAAAAAGTTGAACATACTTTTGATTTATCAACTTGTCCATTCAAAGCGCCTACTGAGGGTGTAAATTATGCTGATAATTTATTTGAATATAAAACTCCTGTTAGTAAGAACAAAATAAAATTTAAAATCCTTACTGGAAATGAAGAGAAATTAATTGAAAAGGATATTAAACAATCTTCTAAGTTTGGTTATAATACTGATATTACTACTAGACTTAGACATACAATTGTAGAAGTGGATGGTGATTCTAAGCCCGAAACTATAACGAGTTTTTCACAAAATATGTTAGCTCGTGATTCCATAGCATTGAGAAAATATATTCAAGAAATTTCTCCCGATATTGATTTGACATCGGAAATAGAAATAGGAGGTGAGTCTGTTAGCGTGTCAATTCCGCTGACAGTCGAGTTTTTTTGGCCTAAATCCATCGGATAAATTAGATATCCACAAGAATATATTTTATTTTATATATGGTATGCCTGGATATACATTCGATGATGTGTATACGATGCCTGTCCATTTAAGAAATTTTTATTTTAGAGAGTATACTGATTTAAAAAAGAAAGAGGGTGACGAGATTAAAAAATCTCAACAAAAACCAGCACCTACAATCCCTCGTAGATTTTCACCTAAATAACTCTTTTCTTTATATTTATTAATGTAACTTAGGAGAACTACATCATGTCGTTTATGAGTGATAAATCAATATTGAAAGAAGGTCTAATTGACGCTATAGTTAAAAAACTTTTCTTAAATAGAACATTAAAAAAAGATAAGGGTTTCAAAAAACAAGTTAAAAAACTTAACAAGGCTATTTCAGATTTTGAGAAGGCAGCTAATGCTGAGATAAAAAGTCTTGATCCAAAAGCAAAACCAATAAAGATAGATAAATACAAGATTTAGATATGGCTGATGATGTACAAAAAGTAAAAGATTTAAAACAAGCTCAAGATTTAGCAAATCAAGCTATAGAAAAGGGTAACGATTTAACTCGTGGTTTTGGTCAATTATTAAAAGCAAATTTAAAAGATGCTAAAGGTATAAATGTTGCTATAGAAAGCGCTGCTGGTATTATACAAAGACAACTTAATGATAAAAAATCAGATTTATCAATATCGGATAGGATAAAAAATGTAGTAAAAGAAAAATCAGACATAGATAAAAAGATATCACATTATAATAGTATAGGTCATACTGCTATAGCAAAAAAATTAGAAACACAGAAAAAAGGTTTAGTTGCTGATGGTAGGTCATTGGCATTAGAGCAGACGAGAGAAAAGGTAATGGAAGGGTTAGTAGCTACTGCTAAAAAATTAAGAAATGCTCTAACAGTTACAGGAATCTTTACTGCTTTAGTCGGTATAGCTAAAAACTTTGCTAGTCAGTTAGATATTGTTGGGAAACAATTTGGTAGTTTAGTAAATCTTGGTCCTAATTTAACAGATGATTTATTAAACTCAGGTAACGAAGCAATAAAACTTGGGCAAGGACTAGCAGAAACTTCTGCTATCACATCGGACTTGGCTTCTAATTTTGGTATATCATTAGACAACGCCGTTGGACTTTCTAATAAGATATTAGATACTGCTATGGCTACTGGATTATCTAATGATGAGGCAACAAAATTATTTGGAACACTCGGACAAGTTGCAGGTTTATCTGCTCAACAATCAGAACATTTGATAGAAGGAACTGCTCAATTAGCTAGACAAGCTGGAGTTGCTCCACAACAAGTTCTTAAAGATATCGCTGCTTCTTCAGAAACAATTGCTATATTTACAAAAGATAGTGGAGAAAATCTATTTGAGGCAGCTGTTGCCGCTAGACAATTTGGTTTAAATATTGATACTGTTGCTAAGGCAGCCCGAAGTACATTAGATTTTCAATCTTCTATGGAAGCTGAATTACAAGCATCAGTATTATTAGGGCAACAAATAAATTTACAAAAAGCAAGAGAGTTAGCATTAGATAAAGATTTAGTTGGTTTTCAACAAGAAATAAAGAATCAGTTGGGTGACATCGGTGATTTTACGGAGTTAAATGTATTCCAACAAGAATCATTGGCAAAAGCTCTTGGGATGTCAGTAGGTGAAGTTGCTAAATTATCAAGTGGGTCCCAAAAACTATCTGTGGCTGGTGCTTTATCATCTCAATCATTTGGTGATTTATTAGGTCAAGATGGTATAAGTAATCTAACAACCTTAATAAATTCATTTAAATCATTAGGTGCTACATTAGTAAAAGAATTAGGAGGACCTTTAGAAGAAGTAATTGGTCAGGTTAAGGATTTTGTTCAATCATCGGGTGGTATAGCTGTAATAAAAGAAACAGTAATTGGTCTTGCTGCTGGTATTGGAAAATTAATAATGAATTTACCAACACTTATTGGACTGATGGTTGGTTTAAAAACAGCTTCTATTGCCGCTGGTATTGCTACAACGGTATTGGCTGTAACAAAAGCTGCATCTGCTACTGCAATAATAGGTGGTATAGGTGCTGTAGTTGTTGCTGGTCTGATTGCAGCTATGGTAGCAAAATCAGTATCTTCATTACCAAAAGCACAAACTGGTATATCAGGATTTAGTGGAGGACCTCTAATGGTAGGTGAGTCTGGTCCTGAGATAATGAATGTTCCAAGAGGAACTAATGTTACAAGTGCTGAACCAACACGACAGGTGATGAGTCAAAATAATTTGATGGATATTAAACCTTTAATAGAGGCACAGAACAAAACAACAGAGGCAATATCTAAATTAGAGATAACTGCTGGTCGTGGTCAAATAAGAGTAGCTATGGAACCAGCATTAGGTGGGGCACTTTAATGGCATATCAATCATTAGGAGATAGATTTAGAGAACAAGAGGATAGTGTATATCGCCCACCAAATCCACCTGTTCCACCAGAAGAACAGACTTCTGTTACAGTTCCATTGGCTGATTTATATAAACCCTTTAGTAAAGTTGCTAGTGAAATAATATTAGGTAATCCAACTACTACTACATATGGATTAGGATCAGAAGTATTTAATAATCCTACAGATAAAATTAAAATTAGAAAAGTTAATTTAGAAGATTTGGGTAGTGCTGGTAAATTAGGAAAGGGTGATTTTATATTAGAAAGTTTATATGATGTAAATCATAGAAATAATCCAGATAGGGAGAGTAAGTTTACAAGACCTGGTATGGGTAATCTTGGTGGTTTGGATATAAAAGGCTATTCAAGTAATGAAATTACTTATCGAGGACCAGATAGAGGGGATGAGCCTTATTTTATTAACCCAATTGGTTCAGAAGATGATCCTTCAAGTCATAAATCAAGAATAATAAAGTTTTATAAAAGTCCTGCTGGGATAAGTGCTGTATTAAAAGAAAATTTTACAAATTTATTATATAGAAGAGCAAATCAAAAATATGGTATCGATAAGATTGTTTTTCCAGCAGTTCCTGCATTAGGATCAACTGCAACACAATTAGCTGGTTTGGGACTTGGTGTTGGTCAGGCAGATGCTTATGTGAATGATTTAGGTAATACAATTGGTAGTTTGAGAAATATATTTAGGATAGAATATTCAAAACGACATAACTTTGGATTACCATTTGCAAAGTTAGGTGATGATTACAAACCACTAACGGAAGGTTTTGAATTTTTTGAAGATTTATCTACAAATAGCCTTGGGTTAGATGTTACATCAAAACGACTTGATGCTAAATCTGATGGTAAGTACAAGTTAAAGAAAAAACTTGATTGGATATTAGAGAAAACTCCTGATGTAAATTTAACAAGAATTAAGAAAAGCCGTTTACAGATTTAAGTGGGGGACCTGGTAACTTTAATGATAAACTTTTGGGAACAAAAATTCGTGGTTATCTTGATAGATTGGGCGATACCTCGGTAGTTGAAGAGGAATATGAAAAGATTTTTGAAAAGTATAATACATATGATACTGATTTTTATGTTAGGTTTAAGGATTTAAGAAATAGGAATAATCTCTATTTTAGAGGATATGTAACTGGTATAACAGAAAATATTAGTCCATCATATACTTCAACAAACTATATTGGTAGAAGTGAGCCAGTTCATATGTATGATAAAACTGAAAGAGATATAAGTTTTAATTTGAGATTATATCCACAAAACAAAGACGAACAAGATGTAATATATAACAAGTTGGAAATACTAACAGGCCTTTGTTATCCAGAATATATGACAACTTATTATCAGACTATGGATGATAACAATAATATGGTTGAAGCTGAGGATTCTACAAGGATGAAAGCTCCTTTTACAGAACTTTATATGGCTCATATTGGTAGTAAAGCTAAGGGACAATTTGGATATATTAAATCTATATCATATACTGTAAATGAAAGTGGGGATTGGGATGCTATAAATTCTTTACCAAGACTTTTTGATGTTGCTATTAGTTATCAGATACTAAATAAAGTATCGCCATCGATTACCACTGGTTTTTATAGAGTAGGGGGTGGAAATGTCGAGGTATAATTCTGTTAAGAAAAAAAATAACAAAAAAATAGTTACAATAGGGACAGCTTCTTTACCGAAAGTTAGAGAACAAAATTCAGATGTATTATTGATTGCTACGGATGGTGATAAGTGTGATTTGATTGCTCAAGAATATTATGGTAGATCTGATTTGTGGTGGTACATAGCATCAGTAAATAATTTAAGTTCTAATAATATTGAAGCTGGTAAACAAATTAGGGTTCCAGTTTCAACAGAACAAGCAGTTTTAAGATAAAATGGCAAAATATAGTGATAGAGTTTTCGGTCAAAATGTAGATCCGGAAACTATTAAAATATTTAATAAATTACAAGATGGTTATATCCCAGATCCTTTGGATCAAGTTGGCGATAATCAAGGAACTATGGCTTTAGGTGGTACTGTATCTGCTGAAAAGGACTATTTAGGTAAAGAAAATACTTTTGCTAGAATGTGGGTTGCTATTTTAGTAGAAGAGGAATTAACAACAACTGATGAAACTTCTAATGAGGAAAAAAAGGAAACTACAGAGAAAATAGTTTATTATGTTATAAATGATAATAGAGATAAATCAGCGTCAAGTTATGAGGCAAACGAAAGTGTAGAATCTGATATTTTTACAGAACTAACCGATAATCCTTTATTAAAACCAAGAGCTGGTATAACATCTATCACTACAAAAACTGAGGGTGCTCTTGGAGCAATTTTACGAACCGATGTGGAGTTCGTTGTCCATAATAAAAAAGATTTTGACCAAATATTTTTACCATTTTTTTTAAAACCTGG